TGTAACAAATTCAATAGCCGCTAAATTACCACTTGCAGGTGGTACTATGACAGGCGATATAAACGCTAATTCTAATACTGTTAGTGGACTAAAAGCACCATCAAGTGCAAATGACGCAACAACAAAAACTTATGTTGATACTGCAGACGCACTAAAACTTAATCTAAGTGGTGGTACATTGTCTGGCAACCTTGCTATGGGTAGCAATAAAGTTACAGGATTAGACACACCAACAGCCACAGGTGACGCAACAACAAAAGGATATGTTGATGGTATATTAGGTTCAGCAACGGCTGCAGCAACATCAGCTTCTGCTGCTTCAACTTCTCAAACTGCCGCAGCAACTTCTGCAACTGCTAGTGCAACTTCTGCCACAGCTTCGGCTGCAAGTGCTACATCTGCTGCTGCATCTTATGATGCTTTTGATGACAGATATTTAGGTGCAAAAGGCTCAGCACCTACAGTTGATAATGATGGTGACGCACTTCTTACTGGTGCTTTATATTTTAATACTTCATCAAATCAATTATTTGTTTGGACATCAGGTGACGCATGGGTACAAGCTGCGTTTACAGCAAGTGGATTTTTAAGTGGTGCTAACAATTTATCAGATGTTGCAAATGCTGGAACATCAAGAACAAATTTAGGATTAGGAACTGCTGCTACAACAGCGGCTACTGCTTATGCTACTGCCGCACAAGGAACGAAAGCCGATAATGCGGCTGCAAAAGCATCAAATTTATCAGATTTAGCAAGTGCAAGTACAGCTAGAACTAATCTTGGTCTTGGAACTGCCGCAACATTGACTGCAGGTACATCAGCAAATAATGCTGTGCAATTAGATGGTTCTGCTAAGCTACCTGCCGTAGATGGTTCAGCATTAACAGGACTAGCATCAGGTGGTACTGTAAACAAAGTCGCAGATGGTGCTATAGCTATTAGAAAACCAGTTGTACTTACGGCTGCAGGCAAAGCAAAACAAATTGCTGAAACTACTGCTTTAGCATCAAGCCCAACTGCAGTATTTTCTACAATGGATAATTCTGATACTACTACTGTTGCAGTTTCTAGTACTTACGAATCTAATTCAGGTGCATATGCTATGGTTTACCTAGACTCTGCAGGCAGTAATTATGGTACTTGTGTATGCGGTACATGGTCAGATGGTACTATAACTTGGGGTACACCTGTTGTATTTGAATCATCTGCTATAGATGATGCACCTCATGTAACATCAGGGGGTAACAGAATACACGTTACTTATAGAGCAAGTGATGGTCAAGGCGGTATAAGAAGTGCAAGTATTTCAGGAACTACACCTACCTTTGCAGCAGAAACAGTTTGGGGAGTAGCTCAATCAACATTAGGCACAACAGAATTATCAGCTACGCATGCTATAGAATCGGCTTGTGCACTTAATACTGTATATGATACTACATCTAATAGATTTGTTACTGTATATTATGATGCAAATAATAGTGGTTACGGAACAGCAGTCGTGCATTATATTTCTAATACAGGAACAGGAGCAACTACATACGGTACTCCTGTAGTATTTGAATCTGGCAGTATAGACGATAGTGATACAGCAACTATATCTGCAGATACTAATACAAGTAGAGTAGTTATTGCATATAGAGATCGTGGAGATGGTAGTAAAGGTAAGGCTATTGTAGGTGCAGTTACATCAGGTACTAATGCTATTTCTTTTGGCACTGCAGCAACATATGCTTCTGGCGATAGTTCAAGATTTAATGTAATAGTTGAAGATCCTAATACGAATAAACAACTTATTTTATTTTCGGATAATAGTGATGGCGAAAAAGGTAAGGCTGTTGTTGCTACTGTAACAGGTGGAACAGATAATAGTATTGCATTTGGTTCTGTTACACAATATACATCTGGCAACGATAGAGCTCTTCATCATGCTGCAGCATACGAGCCAGATACTAATAAAATACTAATTGTGTATTCTAGAAGAGCTAGTTCTAATAGCGGTCAAAGAACTGGAAAATCTAAAGTTGCTACTATATCAGGAACAAGTGTAAGTTTTGGTGCTGAAGATGAGTGGGAGGATCAAACTCCTAAAGCACAAAATTTAGATGTAGCGTATGATGAAACTGCAAACAAATTTGTTATAGCTTACAGTAATGAAGATGATAGCATGCACGGCTACATGATTGTAGGTACATTATCAGGTACAGACATGACATATGGTAATGCCGTTAAGTATGAAGGAAATGCTATAGCTGATTTATCCATAGGATATAGTCCTTCTCAAGGAAAATGTTATATTATGTCTTATAATACAGCAAATCAAGATTTAAGAATGGAAACAGTAAGTATTAGCGGAACAACTCCAAATAATTCAACTTTTGTTGTAGATACAAATCGACCTAGTAGTGCTTTTATAGGTACTGCATACGATTCTGATAATGGTTTTGTAGTAGTAACTTATAGTTATAATTCTGATAAGGATTTAAGAACATCAGTTATACAAGACGCTTCAGGCGTTAGCTCTTCAGGCTATCACGTTGCTTATGACACAGCAAACGATTATGCTGTTATTTTGTATGCTAGTGGTTCAGAAGGTATTAATGTTAAAACAGTTTCTCATAATACTGGAAACGGAACATATACTGCTGTATCATCATCAACACAATTAAAGACTGGTAATGCAACTTCTAAAAAATTAGATTTAATGTACGATCCTGACGCAAATAGAACTGTAGCAATGTATACAGATGCTACTAATGGAAGTATGCCTGACACTGTAACATCTAATATTATTCAAACAGGCGGTACAGCAGCATCACCTACCTTAACAACAGGTTCGGCTGTAGTAGTAGATTCAGGGTATGTTGCTCACGCTATATCTATGACTTACGACACAACAAATAATAAAGTATTTATTGCTTATAACAATGACGATACAGATAAAGTAAGAGGAGCTATAGGAACAGTTACAGCAGGAACTAACGCTATTTCTTTTACAACTCCTGCAGATGTATGGGATTATACTGGAACTGGCATCGGAGATGATTTTGATGTAATATTTGATGATGACAAAGATAGAGTTATGTTCTTTTATAGAGATGAAGATAGTTCAAGTGCTTTAACTTATAAAGTTATAACATCAGGAGCTTCATCATTTAGTGTAGCTAGTGGTGCAGTTATATCTTCAAGTAACAATATTATTAATTCAGGTGCAGCTTCTTTTGGTGCAGGTAAAGGTGTTTTAGTAGGTACTCGTGATGCAGGTAATTCTAGTAAGGTATCTTACGCCACAACAAGATTTGCATCCTCAACTACCACAACCTTAGACAATGCAAACTATTTAGGTATAGCTGCTGAAGCAATATCTGACACTGCTACAGGTAAAATAAATGTTATTGGTGGTATATCTGAAGGACACAGCTCTCTTGCTATAGGTACTAATTATTTTGCAACAGATGCAGGTGCAATAGCAACTTCTGGTACGCAACTTATAGGTAAAGCATTATCAGCTACAGAAATACAATTAGGCGTAAAATCAGGAACTGCTGCACATAATACAGTCGCCTTAGATGCAAACGCAAAACTACCTGCTGTAGATGGCTCACAATTAACTAATCTACCTTCTCCATCAAATGCTAGAATATTCTGTGGCTCTTACGATTTTAGAGTAGATGGTTCTAGCACAGCACAAAATGTTTTAATTAGTTTGCCATCAGGTTATACTGCAGCAAATGTTAGAGCATATGAAATTAATTATTATGGTATTGGTTTTGCAGCAAACTATAACCATTTTACTTTTAAACCTTACAATGGTTCATCTAGTGTTCTTTCTGGAAATGATGTCCATATGGGTATATTTAGTGCTTACGACAGTAGTGATAGAGTCAAAACAACTAAAACAGTAACAGCAGGGTTTCCTTTACAAAGAGGTGATGGTACTGCTCGTGCCGCATTTAGTGGTAATGATGTAGACAATCCTAAACAAAATTATAATAATACTTCAGGTCATGGTGGTCAGTTAAATGGTAGAGCAATATACACTAACTCTCTAAAAAATGGTTCATACGATTATAGCTCTACTTGGAGGTATGGTTCAGCAACTTCAAATCATGCGTATGCTCGTGGTGTAGTTAGTAGGGGTGATGCAAATTCCACAACTAATTATGCAGATGGTTTTTTCTTTTACGTAGCAAACGATAGTCAAGCAGCACAAAGCGTAGCAATTATGGAAGGCGTAGTTTCAATTTACGCAATTATAGGTTAGGAGTAAATTATGGCACAAACACAAATATATAATGCAACAACAAAACAATATGTAACATTAGAAGTTAATGATGATTTAGTTAATGAAGCCAATACTATTGAAGATAATAAAAAATCAATAAGGTCACAAAGAAATACTTTATTAAATCAGACTGATTGGGCTTTAGCTTCTGATAGCCCTCTAACAAACGAACAGAAAACAGAAGCTACAACATACCGACAAGCATTAAGGGATTTACCAACACAAGAGGGTTTTCCTAATAATGCTTTTCCTACAAAGCCAAATTTTTTATAAGGAGAAAAAAAATGCAAACAATAGTAAGAAACGGAACTAATATAAGTCTTTATTATCTAACCGATAGTAAGACTGTAGATGTTACTTCCACAGAAACAACAATTAGTGAAGGCGGTACGCCAGAACTTATTATAGGAGATTGCAACTCAAGTAATTCAACATTGCATACAGGCGTAGACGCTAAATCAGATTACTGGGGTTGGAAATACAAACATGATGGTTCTTCATGGTCAGCTAATGCAGATTATAAAGGTGCTAATAGCCTTACATCTGATATTAATGACTCTGTAACAACTATTCCTGTTGGTAATTCAAACCCATTTACTACATCTGGTACTGTGCAAATAGGTGATGAAAAGATTACTTACACTGGAGTAGATGGAACAAATCTTACAGGTTGCACTAGAGGAACTGCATCAACTGATGCTGCAAGTTATACCTCTGGCGATACTGTAACACAAATATAGTAAGGAATAATCATGGCTACTAAACCAACAGCATCTCTTGTAAACCAAAAAATAGATGACCATGTTGGTGCTTGTGCCGACAGATATGATGCTATTGATAGACGATTGTATAGAATAGAAGCCATTATGATTGGTGCAAGTGCATCATCTATCGGCTTATTGTTAAAGATAGCGTTTACTTAAAATGTCCACAAAAATTGGTTTGCAAGGAGAACTTTTAGCTAGTTCTGTTTTGCAAGGCTACGGAATTGATAATGACCTTGTTGGAAAAGATGGTTATGATTTATTAGCGTGGTTAGAACAAAAACCAATACGAG